CAGAGAAAAAAGTGCCGACCACTGCGCAAGTTATGTGGCCGACACTTCAATCTTCCGCGTCCTAGCCCCAGAGGGGATGAAAAGCATTGCTCAGATAGGAAGTGGAGAACATGGTCAAACCCCAACCCTTTGGAGTTAGCTAATGGCGACTATTGGCTCTACCGCGTTGACCTACGCGGATTGGGCGAAGCGTGTCGATGACGGGTATCGGATCGCCCGGATCATCGAGCTTCTGTCCCAAACGAACGAGATCCTCGACGACATGCTTGTTGTCGAAGGCAATCTTCCTACCGGACATAAAACAACTGTCCGGACTGGCCTTCCACAAGGAACGTGGCGTATGTTGAACACTGGCGTTCCCAACGCTAAGTCTACGACTGCGCAGATCACTGACACTTGCGGCAACCTTGAAACGTACTCGGTCATCGACAAAGACATCGCGGACCTCAACGGCAACACCGCTGAGTTTCGGTTGTCGGAAGTCAAAGCCTTCCTTGAAGGTATGTCACAGCAGGTTGCCTCGACCCTCATCTACGGCAACCAGTTTGTGAACCCTGAAAGGTTCACTGGCTTTGCGCCGCGGTATTCAACGCTCTCGGTCTCTGCGTCACAGACCGCGAATAACATTCTCGATGCCGGCGGCACGTCCTCGACCAACACGTCGATTTGGATCGTGACGTGGGGTGCGGATACCTGGCACGCGACGTTCCCGAAAGGCAAGATCACTGGCTTGCAGCATCGGGATATGGGCGAGTGGCCTGTGACCGACTCGGCAGGCAACACCTACCAAGCCTACCGCGACCACTTCAAGTGGGAGATTGGCCTTGTCGGTCGGGATTGGCGTTACTGCGTACGCATCGCCAACATCGACGTCAACCAGCTCTCTGGCGTGTCCGCTGCGAATTTGATCAACCTTCTTGTTCGCGGCCTCTATCGCATGCCGACTGCGTCTGCGCAGACGACGGCGGTTCAATCCTCCGATACCCCGGCGGTCCGTGGTGATATGGGCCGGACGGTGATCTACTGCAACCGCGTTATCCGCACGTACCTCGATCTGCAAGCCATGAACAAGACAAACGTCTTGCTCCAGCTTCGCGAATTCGATGGTAAGGTCGTCACGACGTTCCGTGGTGTACCGGTTAGGACGGTTGACGCTATCCTCAATAACGAAGCTCGGGTTGTTTAAGGAGCAGCTAACATGATCATTGACGGCTCCCTTTTGTTTACCGGCACCTCGAACGGTGCCACCGGCGGTATTACCGCCTCGCCAACGACCGACGCGCCGACCACTGGCACGCAGGTTGCTAGCAATATCATTGACCTTGGCCTTGTCAACGGCGTTCCATCTTACGCCAACGGCGGTGGTGCAAGGGATATCGGCGTCGGTGATAACCCAGCGTTGAAATTCCTTGCGTCGGTTGCGGTTACGTTCGCCGGCGGCACAAGCTTGCAGCTTGAGCTTTCTGGTGCGCCCGATAGCGGAACGGGAACGCCGGGAGCGTATTATGTGATGTGGCTTGGCCCTGCAATTTTGTTGGCTAACCTTGATCAGGGACAGGAGCTCGGCAACATCAACATCCCGCGCGCGACTCCAGGACAACCTCTTCCAAGGTTCCTGCGGCTGCGTTTCATTTCCGTGGGCTCGTTTACCGCAGGACAGGTTTGCGCAGCGATTGTGCTTGATCGTATGGATCATCCGCAGGGCTTGAACGGTAACCTGTCCGGCTATCGCCCGGGTGTTGTGGTGTCTAACTGAGGATAGTCCGATGCGTAAGCTTGCGCTTTTCGTAACGCTTGCTCTTCTTGCGTCAGCGGGAGCGCAAGCACAACAATCGGTGGTCGTTCCGGCGACCACCGACACAATTGCAATTGCCGGGACGGTCGCGGCAAGAACCAAAATCATCACTGGCGTTGTTGGGAAGTCGATCTACGTCACTGCTCTTGCATTGGTCCCGGCTTCTACTTCATCGGTGACTTTTTCGTACGGCACCGGCACCAACTGCGGCACTGGCACTGTCAACCTTACTGGCATAATGACCTTCAATCCAGGCCAGACCATTAACTATGGTTCCGGCTACGGTACGGTCCTTCGTGTCCCCGACGGGAATGATCTTTGCATCACCGTTGGCACAACGGCTGCGCCCGGCACGCTGAGCTATGTTATCTTTTGAAAGGAACGTCAGATGGCTCGTTGGATGTTAATCGAACCTCACTACCTCAACGTTGAGGGTACGAAGTGGGAGTATGTTGAAGTCGACCGCGGTACGGGGAAGCAGCTGCGGAAGCAGTTTTCAGTTCCTCGGTTCTTGGACCCAAATGATCCGGCGGATTGGACCGAGAAAGAAATGACCCCGGCCGGGCATGTTGTTAACGGCCGTGTGATTGTTTCCGACGGCAACGGGGCGCAGCCCGGCGACATCGTTTTCGTTGGTGATCCGACGCCGAACATGCTTCCGCTCGACGATGAGGCCAAGAAAATCTCTGCGTCGTACTCGACGAAATGGAGTGCGCCGAATCCGGATTCGAACAGAACGCATAGCCAGTCGCTGCTTGATGACTTGGAGCAGCAGATGCTTATCGTTGAGCGGCGCAATGCTGAGGCTAAGTCAGCTCCGGTTGAAGGCATTGAGAAGCTCCTTACTGCGATGGCGGCTATGATGGAGCAGAACCAGCAGTTGCTTTCTGTGCTTGGCAGCGCGGCGGTTAATCGAACCGGAGATTCGTCGGCTAAGTCCGCTGGCGCCCGTAGGGTTTAGCAAATGTCGAATATCGACCTAGATAAAGGCGGACGGGTTCCACAGAACGTTCGAACATACCTTGGCCCGTCCGTTGGATGGAAGTCAACTGACTCGCCGGTTGATATTGAATGGTCAGTTGAGGGCGGCGGTTCGCTTTTGCCGTCCGGAGTCAAGCCGCCGGTTCTGATCCCGGATTGGCTCACCATCTTGGGTTGGTCGATCTTTGCGAAGGAGACCGGAAGCATTGATTTCGATCTTTACAAAGTGTCGGAGCAAACTTACCTTGATGGAACGTTGCCGGGGCCAGCGGACACAATCTGTCCGGTGAATAAACCATCGATGACCAACGCGGTGGCGGTGGCTTCGTCCAGCTTATCTGGTTGGAATGTTACGATAGACCAGAACGACGTGCTTGTTTTAGATGTGACATCTGTCACTGTTTTGACTTCTGTAACCTTTGTCCTGAAATGTGTCAGGAACATTGGTCCGTCTTAGCCCGCACAGCTAGACGGATTTCTAACTGTGCGCATAGAAAGGAAGTGCAATGGCTCAATACGCTGTAAGCAATCTGCTTGGTGGTACTCAGCAGAATCTGTCATCTGCGTTTAAGACAATCAACGTCGTAACCGCCGCGACTGGCGCTGCAACGCTGCGTCGTGGTTGGATTTACGAATTTGAGATTGGCGCGGATAACGTGCCGAATGCTACGGACTGCCCGATTATTTGGGATATTTCCCAACAGACCGCGGCAGGCACAGCAACGGCGGTAACGCCGGTTCCGGTCGATCAGGGCGCGGATGCTGCGGCGCAGTTGACGTATGCAGCGAACGCTACGGTCGAGGGCACGATCACGGCAAATTCATCGGTGTTCTACCTCGGGCTGAACCAGCGCGCTAGCCAACGTTGGATTGCGCGGGATAAGGCATCTTGCATTATCGTGCAGGCGGTTGACCTCAAAGGTTGGGCTATGCGGGCGAAGTCGCCTAACTACGCTTCGACCGTTGGCTGGCAGTATTACATCGAAGAATAAACCATGCGCTCGGCTGGTGGTTATAGCGTAATTACAGAACCCGGCAAAAGGGATGTTGAGCACGATACGTTTTCCTGTGCTCATTGCAATGCTATAACATTCACACAGCCGGGTTGGGGAAAGCCGTTGCAAGTGGCGGTAGTGCGGGCAGATGGTAGTGTCACGATGAAGGATGCTGGCTTTTGCCGTAAGTGCTACCGCCACATCTGCCCGCGCTGCGAGGGTAAATTCGAGTGCACGCCGGTGGAGAAGCGGCTTGACGATGAGGAGCGCGAGTGGAGACGTTCGCGTGGTGGGGTGATTTTACCTTAGGATTTTGTCATGGCTAAGATCAAAAACCGCGCGTGGGTTTCGACAAGTACTGTTGGTACGGGAACGCTTACACTTGGTTCTCCTGTTTCCGGTTACCAATCTTTTGCTGCCGCTGGTGTAGCTGATGGTGATGTTGTTCAATATGTTATTGTTGATGGGACTTCGTGGGAGATTGGCACCGGAACGTATTCAAGCGCTGGCCCAACACTTACGAGAACGGTGTTAGAGAGCACGAATTCAAACAACCTTGTTAGCCTTTCTGGCTCTGCAACAGTTTTTATATCGCCTAGCGCAGCGGATATCCCAGTGCTAAGCGAGCCGAATGTTTTTAAACGAACGGTTTCGGGCGAAGTTTTTGCGTTGTCAAACAACACGGCTTGGGATGGTAAGAGACAGGTTTTGTCTGTCACAGTTAACGGTGGGAATTTTACAATTGCCAACCCAACAAGCTCAACGCTTATTGTTGGTGCGTATTACACGTTTTATATCAGCTATACTACAGCACACACATTGGCTTTTGGCAGTAATCTTACTGGCATCGCAGCAAAAAATATTTCATGGTCAGCAACGGCTGGGATGAAAGACCATCTTGTGATGCGTGCGTCCTCGTCCTCGGTTTTGGAATATATTTCACACACGTTAAATTGTTCTGGGGTGTGACTATGTTTCCTGTTGTTGGCCCGGTTGGTAGCGAAGTACCGAAACATCAAATTCAAAGATCGCTTCGGTTTAATCCTTTGGACAGTGCTTACCTGAGCCGAACGCCAAGCAACGTTGGCAACCGCAAGCTTTTATCGTTTCGTGTGCGAATTAAGAGAGCTGCGCTTGGGTCTGTTCAGGTTATAGTTTCGGCCGGAACAGCTGGCATCGATAGGTTTTATTTCGACGCTAGCGATCGCCTTTGTCTTGATGTTCTTGGAACGACTTGCCTTGTGACAACGCCAGTTTATAGGGACCCGACAGCGTGGTATGTTGATGTTGGGTTTTTGCTTGATGTTGCCAACCCAACAGCGCAAAACCGCGCTAAGATATTGATTAATGGCAGCGAGGTTTTGGCTTACACAACAGACATGCGAAGCGCTATTACAAATACAAACACGAATTGGAACGATGTTGTTGTTCATTATCTTGGGCGGGATGACAGCGGCAATTATTTCAGCGGTTACCTTTGCGAGCCGTGTTTGGTTGATGGCGGCAGTTCTGTTTTATATTCGCAAATAGACAGTGATACCGGGGCACGGGTATCGGTTAAGCCTGTGGCAACTTGGGGTGTAAACGGGTTTTATCTTGATTTTTCTGATAACTCAAATACAACAGCGACTACGCTTGGCGCGGATCGTAGCGGGAATGGAAATAATTTCACGCCGGTTAACTTTTCTGTGGCAGCTGGTGTTAGTAATGACAGTCTTGTGGATACACCAACAAACCACGGAACAGATACAGGTGTTGGTGGTGAGGTTAGCGGAAATTATTGCGTGTGGAATCCGTTGGAATTGAACGCGTCCGCGTTATATAACGGGAACCTGCAATATATTGGTAGCGGGGGTAAAGGCGCGGTGATGTGGTTAGAGAGTGGGAAGTGGTACGCTGAGTTTATTATTGATACTTTTTCAACATATATCGGATTTGGTTTTGCCGGAGATGGATGGGACGGATCTGTTCTGGTAGGAAATACAGCAGATAGCTGGGCTTTGGAGATTGAGACAACTAATAATTGGATTAGAAATAATAGTTCTGTTACTGGTGCCGGATTGGGTGGTGGAGCGGCTGGTGTCGTTATGATGCTTGCTCTTGACATGGATAATAAAAAAGCTTGGCTAGGAAGAAATGGTGTTTGGTATAACTCAGGTAACCCAGCGAATGGTACTAATCCCACAGCAACGAATATCCCTAACCGTGTTCGTTTGGCGTCGAACAGCGCATTTTCACAGTCGAATTATCTAAACTGCGGTCAATATCCATACACATACACCGCCCCAACCGGGTTCAAAGCTATTTGCACAGGTAATTTTCCTGATCCGGCAATTGCGGCCCCTGAAAAATATTTCACGGCTAATACACGGGCTGGAACAGGGTCGGCGGGGGCTGTTACAGGTAAGAAATTTAAGCCGGATTTTATTTGGTCAAAGTCATGGTCGGTTCGTGGTCATATGCTAGCTAATGTTGTGAGAGGGGTTGGAAAGTATTTTTCGTCGGACAGCGCAGCAGATGAAACGGTTGATGCCAACGCTGTGACGGCGTTTAACTCGGACGGTTTTTCGTTTGGGAATTCTTCGATACTCAATACGAACGCTGAGAATTATGTTGATTGGCTGTGGCGTAAAGGGGCTATTTCTGGTTTTGATGTTGTAACATATACCGGGAATGGAACAAACAGAACGATTAATCATTCGCTTGGTGTGGCTCCGGGATTTGTGATGGTTAAGGCTTTAGCTACGGCTGGGGCGGATGTCGGTGCGCAGGTTTGGCATAATAAAATCGCGAATACGGAGTACCTTGTTTTAGATTCGACAGCGGCTAAAGATACGGGAACAACGCATTGGAATAGTACTTCACCAACATCATCTGTGTTTAGTCTTGGAACGGCGGCGGAGACAAATGCTAACGGCGATACGTTTATCGCGTATCTTTTTGCAGGTGTGGCTGGTTTTTCGAAGATGGATAGTTACACAGGCAACGGCAGCGTTGATGGAAAGTTTGTTTACTGTGGTTTCGAACCGGCTTTTTTGTTGGTTAAGAGAGTCGATGCCGCAGGCGGTTGGTATGTGTGGGATATGAAACGCAGCCCTTACAATCCTGTTTCTGAGGAGCTGCTGGCAAATTCTTCGGCAGCTGAGGGTGGAATGATCGACATTGATCTTTTATCGGTGGGTTTTAAGCTTCGCTCAACTGACGCGGATTTAAATGCATCTGGTGGCACATATGTTTATGTAGCCTTTGCGGCTTTTCCAGATAAATATTCCAGCGCGGTGTAGGAGGGTATGGCATGGTTAGGTTTCGGCTACCCGATAATAGAACGGTCTCGGCTGAGAGCGGGTTTTATCTGGATGGTATTTCATATTCGCCGGGGTGGTTGCTTGCGGCGAGTGAAAAAGAACTTGCTGATCTTTCTATCGTGCGTGTCGAAGAAACAACCCGAGAGCCGGTTAATCATCGGTTTTATATGACGGTTGGTGACGGCGAACCGACTCCAAGGCCGTTGGAGCATATTCGGGAAATGCTTAAGAATGAGGTGAAACAAGAAGCGCGGTATATAATTCTTAAAGTTTTCCCCGACTGGAAACAGACAAATATGGTCGCTAGAGGCGTTGAGCTTCAAGATTCGTGGCGTGTTAATGGTACGTGGACAGATTCAGAAAAAGAGGAGGCGGCTTTGTTAGCGGCTGCTTGGTCTTGGATCAAAGCGGTTCGGGAGCACAGCAACGTGTTGGAGGCTGAGATTGACGCTTCTGATTTTGAAACTTTGACAAAATGGCAGTCACACGACTGGCCGGGTAGGTAGTGGCGATGTCCGTTGCGGCTTTCCCTGTAGCATCCTTACCTGTAGCCGGAACCCCTGCGCCAGCGGTTCCGGTCAACACAAACGCAGGTATCCCATGGATGCGTGTGTGGGAGCCGCCGTTCTTTGCCGGGAACAGGCTTCATGTAGTTTACCACCCGACAAGCTTTTACGCGATAGCCCCACAAGAGTTTAATACCGGGCTTTCAGGAGCTCCATACAACTATCCTTGGGAGCCGCCGCAGTTTCGGGGGAATAGACTTCCTGTTGGTCAGATGCCAACGGAGTTTGTGGTTCTCATCCCAGACACTCTGCCGGTCGGTATTGAGGGTATTGCCTTTTACAAAGCCTTCGACCAGCCGCCGCAACGTCGAACGCGGGTTGAGATTCAACAAACAGAATTCCGCGTTCTGATTCCAGAAACGCTGCCGGTTGGCATCTCCGGCATTGCTTGGATGAAGCCGTGGGAGCCGCCGTATTTCGCTCGGCGGACCGATCCGACAATTCATCCGCAGCCGGCCTACGGCACTCCGTCGTTCTTGCCTACGCCTGTTTCAGGCATGGCTTGGTATGTAGCGTTTGATCAGCCGAAGCAAAAGCGTGTTCCGGTTTGGTCAATGTCAACGTCCTTCTATATCCCCGCCAACACGCAATGGAAGGGCTATTACAGCATCCGAATATTTGGCGGTATTCGGTAATGAAAGGAGAGACTATGGACTTCGGGAAAATCCTGACCCTGCTTCAGGTAATTGAAACGGCGGACAAGCATGGTTTGCTTTTCAAGCATATCTCCGCTGCTGCGCGGAAGGAGCTTGAGAAGTTTGAGGAACCGGTTGCGGAGCCTAAGCTTCCATTTAGTGGGGTTGGAAAATGACCAGTACTCGCGACGGCGGGAAACCTGTGGTGAAAAATCTTCCTTACCCAGCGCCGCAGGGACCGAAGAACAACAGCACGAATTACGGCAATTGCGGTTCTCAACGTAAAGGCTAAGACATGGTAGACAAGACCGACATCGTGAATATGGCTCTGCAAACGATCGGAACCCGTACCACGGTGACGGCTGCGGAGCTTGCGAATGAAACTTCCAACGAAGCTATTCAAGCGAACCTTGTCTACGAGCGGTATCGGGATGAGCTTTTGCGGATGGCTCCTTGGGATTGTGCGCTTAAGACCGCTGATCTTGTCTACATCACCTCATTGCCGGGGACGGCCGAGAATACGTCCCCGGCGACAAGCCAATGGCAGTACGGTCAACCATCACCGCCGTGGAGTTATGAATATCAGTATCCGGCGGATTGCCTTAAAGCTTGCTGGATCCTTCCGGGATCGAACAGCGGTTGGTCCGGCGGAGTGCCGATTACAACGGCGGTGACTGGTCGGCCTTCGACTTGGTACAAAGGCCCGCCGGTTAAGTTTAAGGTGCACACGGATAACTTTTATTACGTTACAGGAGTGTCAGTTGTTTCGGGCGGTTCGGGTTATGCTGTCGGTGATGTGCTTCAAGTCGGTGGGCTTTCGCCGAGTCAGGTGCCGGACGGCAACCCGCCGATTGGGGCGCCGGTGCTTGTGAGGGTAACTGGCGTTGGTGCCTCCGGCGCGGTTCAGACGGTGGAGATCCTAAATCAAGTCCACGGCGCTAATCCAGTTGTCGGCGGCAGCTATTTTGCGCCTCAGACCGGCAACCAACCGGCGGTGGTTCAATGGCGGTATAGGCTTCCGTCGACCACAGGTTCATCTGCAAGCTTCTCACTGACATGGGCTTCGGCTCCGTCGCCGCAGCGCGTGATTTTGACAAACCAGTCAAAGGCGGTCTTGGCGTATATCCAACGGGTCGAGAACCCGAATGTGATGGACGATCTGTTCCTGCGGGCATGGATAAATCTGCTTGGCGCGGGGCTGTGCATGGCGTTGACTGGGGACAAGTCACTTGCAAACGGGAGGATTCAGCTTGCCAATGAGGCGATTCTTGAGGCGAGGAAAGCCGACGGAAATGAAGGTCTGACCGTTAATGATGTGACGCCTGACTGGCTTCGGGCTAGAGGGCTTACCTACCCGGACGTGAATATTGGTTTAACCGGCCCTGATACAGCGTATGATTGGGGCGGGCTTTGGGCTAGTTGGTGACGCAGATGAGCAACCCGGTAATTCAAGCGACATTTAACGGCGGTGAGTTTAGCCCGTTTCTTTATGCGCGGGTTGACTTGCAGAAGTATCGGCAAGGCGCGGCGTTGCTTGAGAATTTCTTCGTTGATTACCGTGGTGGAGCTAGCACAAGGCAGGGCACGCGGTATGTCTTGCAGGCGTGGAAGTCAAACAAGCCGGTTCGTATTATCCCGTTCCAGCCAAGCTTTGTACTTGGTTACATCCTTGAGTTTGGCGATTACTACATGCGGCCCTTTTACAACGGCGCGCCTATACTTGAAACGGCCGTTGCCGTTACCGGAGCGACACAGGCAAACCCGTGCGTTATCACTGTCACGAACAGCTGGTCGGTTGGGGATTGGATTTACATCTCCGGCGTCGGCGGGATGACGCAGCTTAACAAACAGTATTTCAGGGTTAACGCCCGGACAGCAACAACTGTCACGCTTGGTGATCTGCAAGGGAATCCGGTTGACTCAACGGCATTCTCAGCTTTCTCTGGAGCAGGAACAGCGGCGAGGGTTTATACGATAACGTCGCCGTACGCGGCAGCTGATCTTGCCTTGATTAAGTTCGCGCAGAATGTGAACTCGTTGATAATCTGTCATCCGAATTACACTCCTTACGCGCTAAACTTTGTTTCGAACACAAACTGGAGTTTTAGCCCGATTAGTTTTGTTGCTGGTATCCCGGCGCCAACTGGTGTGGCGGTTACAACATCGTTATCTGCGGGCAGTGTAAACTACGCGTATATTGTGACGGCGGTTAATTCATCTGGCGAAGAAAGCCCGCCGTCGATTCCTGGAACGCTTAACAGCCGGCAAGATTTGCGGTCGGTTGCAGGCACAAATACTGTTACTTGGGCTGCTGTTTCGGGCGCCGTCTCTTACAACGTTTACAAAGCAATGCCAACCTACGGCGGTGTTGTTGCTTCTGGTGTTCAGTATGGGTATATCGGCACGGTTACTGGAACAACTTTACAGGACAGTAACATCACACCGGATTTTTCTATCTCGTACCCGGTGACCAGAAATCCGTTTGGCGGCTCTGGTGTGTCTTCTGTTACGGTGACGAATCAAGGGTCGTATAACGCTCCTGGGCCTACTGTTTCTTTTTCGGCCCCGACGTCCGGCACAACTGCGACAGGTATTTGTGTTTTCACCGCGATTGGGACTTATGATTTGGTTGGTGGTTCTGGTTGGGCCGGCACGGTGGGGCAGGTTATTTCGCTCGGTTATGGGGTTAAAATCCGGATTAATTCTGTCTCTGGAGCCGGAGCCATTACAAGTATTTCGCTTGTAGACGGTGGGTATTCTCTTGGTGCAATCCCGGATAATCCGTTCTACATCGGCAGCGGTGCGCGGGTTAATTTGAATTGGGGCGTTTTAGCAGTCAACATAATCAACCCCGGCTCAGGGTATACCGCACCACCAACGGTCACGTTTTCAAGCGGCACCGCAGCGGCCACAGCGACTATAGGATCAAGCTCGCTTGGCAATCCATCTGTACCGGGTTTTGCGCAGCAACGTTTGTGGCTCGGGAACCAACAACTGGCCCCGCAAACGTTCCATGTCTCGCAGCCAGGGAATTTTTACAATTTCAATATCTCATCCCCGATACAAGCTTCTGACGCGATTGAGTCAACGCTGTCCTCCGGTGTGTTGAACGAGATCAAGGCGATGATTGCGCAACAAGCGGGGATGATAATTCTTACGAATAACTCGGCGTGGCTCATTACCGGCGGTCAGCCGGGGTCGGCTATTACACCAATTAACGTGACTGGCAACCCACAAAGTTGGATCGGCTCGAACGATGTGCCGCCGATTGTTGTGAACCATGATATTCTTTTTGTGCAGTCGAAGGGATCGGCTGTTCGGAATATGTCCTACAACTTCTATACTAACGTTTATACCGGCACTGACATTTCTGTTATGTCTAGCCATCTGTTCTACGGCCATCAAATTGTGGAATGGGCTCTTGCGTTGGAGCCTTTCAAGTTGATTTGGGCTGTGCGAGATGACGGGGCTTTGCTTACGCTGACCTTTATCAAAGAGCAGGAGTTTATCGCTTGGTCACATCATACAACGCAGGGTTTGTTCAAGTCGATTGCAGCGATTGTTGAGCCTGTCAGCGGTGTGTACAACGATGCTGTCTACGTCGTTGTACAACGAACGCTGAACGGATCGCCGGTGCAATATATCGAACGATTTGTTGATCGTACTTTCCCGGCTGGGCGGGTCAGCGCTTGGTCTGTCGATTGTGGGCTTCAGTATAACTCGACACCAACCACAACATTTTCTGGAGCGCAGCACCTTGCCGGGATGACGGTTACTGGCGTAGCTGACGGGGAAGTGATTGAACCGTTTGTAATGCCAGCGAGCGGTACGTTCACACTGCCGGCAGCGGCTGGCGTTGTCACAATCGGGTTGCCTTTCACAGCGAAGCTCAAGACCCTTGCCATTGACATTGGCGATCCGACGATACAGGGTAAGCTTAAGAAGATACCAGACGTTACCGTTCGCTGCGTTGACACGCTCGGGATTAAGATCGGATCAAACTTTGATCGGCTTGTGCCAATGAAAGACTTCCAGATCGGGCAGGTATCCGGCGCGTTGTCTGGGCAGGACTCGCAGGTTGTCACGGATTTGGTCACTGGTGACGGTATCACAGTGCTTGATCCAACCTACACGTTGCCGGGGCAGTATTGTATTCAGCAAGATAAACCGTACCCAGCAACGATCCTTGGTGTTATTCCAAACCTTGTTTTGGGAGATACCGCGCGATGAAGGTTTTGCTAACTCAGGTGGGGTTAGATGACGTTATCGGCGCAGTGCCTGAGGAGCACCGAAAGCAGTTCTATGACTGCGCCAACACGTCTCGGCAACTTTGGGTTGGGCTTATCGAAGGCAACGTTGTTTGTGTCTGGGGTTTGATCCCGCCGACGCTTTTGAGCTCGCGAGCGTATCTGTGGCTTTACACAACAGATAACCTCGACGGGAATGAGTTTCTCTTTGTTCGGCACAGCCAGCGCGCGATTGAAGAGATGTTGAAGGAGTATTCGGTTATTTACGGACATACTGAGCCAGGCTTGCCGCGCACGCATAGATGGCTGCGTTGGCTTGGTGCTCAGTTTGGGGAACAACAGAACGGTCTAATTCCTTTTGAGATAAGGAAGAAAGATGGCTAGTCCAGCTGTACTTACGACAACATCAATTCTGAGCTCCGCTGCTGGCGGGCTCATAGGCGCGCTTGGCTCGTGGCAGAGCGGTAAGGCAAGAGCATCTGCGTACCAGTTTCAGGCTGGTATCTCGCGAATGAATGCGGAGATTAATCGAAGAAACGCACAGAACGTGCTGGAGACCGGGGATCAGGAATTGCTGAGCCTCGGCCGAAGGCAGGCGCAGCAGATGGGGCAGATCAAAGCCGCGCAGGCAGCTAGCGGGCTTGATATGAATTCAGGCACGGCGGTAGCGGTGCGTGAAAGCCAAGAGATGTTGAACCGCGAGGATCAACAAAGGCTGGCTTCGCAGACAGCGAGGAAGGCTTATGCTTACAACGTTGCCGCTGCCGGTGACCTAGCGCAGGCAGCGTTGTATGATTCGGCAGCGATTAACGCCAGAAAAGAAGGCAAGCTTGGGGCTCTGACTTCGCTTATCTCTGGCGCAACGTCTGTCAGCAGTAAGTGGCTTCAAGCCTCTCAATACGGAGTATACGGCTGATGCCTCAGGTTCCTTACACAGGCACGAATACAGTTTCGGCCACGTCGGTATCGACACCGGGCATTAACACCCGCGCAATGCCTGAGGCGTGGGGTTCTAATGTTGGTGAGGGCAACCAACGCCTTGGGCGGCAGCTTGAAGCTACCGGCGATGAGATTTTTCAGCGCGCGATACAGCTTCAGGCGGTGGCGAATGACGCTGCTGCAAAGGAGGCGGAAGCTCAGTGGATTGAGCAATCCGCAGATTTGCATGTTGAGTTTAAATCGCTGAAAGGCCAAGCCGCGGTTGATGCTCGGCCAGCGCATATTGAGAAGCTACGTGAGCTTCGGGAGAGGATTCGAGAAAGTCTTCCGAATGACATGGCGCGGAAGATTTACGACGGAACGACGCGACAGTCATTTGCCAGGTCGGCCTTCAGCGCGGCGGAGTATGCAGCGACGCAGCTGGATCAGTATCGCAAGACGGCGGATAAGGCAACGCTTGAAGCTTACCGGAATAAAGTTGATCGGCTGCCGGATGATCCGAGCGTTATTGAAGAAGCTATTGCCGCTTCGGATTCAGTCATCAACGGCCTTGGACGCCTTGATGGATTGCCTGAGCAAGAGATCGAGAATAAAAAGGCAGGTTTCCGTAGCGAGCTTTGGCGGACGAAGATCGATGCTTTGGCGAGGAAGGATCCAGAAGCGGCATCGGAGTTGCTATCCCGCGCCCGCGAGAAAGGAGAAATCCAAGGATCGGATTACCAAAAGACTTTGGTAACGGTGCAGTCGCAGCTTCGCACGCGCGGGGCGAAGATGATCACGGCCGCGGTGAGCGAGGGTTGGGCGCCGTATATGAAGCCGGAGTACATCGCCCGGGCGGACGGTGTTGAGACGGCGTTGATTGATGTTGTGAAGGAAGCTCAACGCGCGAATCCTGATTTGGAGTTTATCATTGGCCATGAAGGCGGGCGGCGCAGCCAAGAGACACAGGACCGGCTGGTGGCGGAAGGAAAGAGCCAGACGCGGAACTCGCAACATCTCGCCGGGCGCGCTGTTGATCTGTTGCCGCTGAAAGATGGCAAGGTCGCTGGGCGTGACGGAGAGCTTGTCAAGCGCGTTGAGCGGGCGATGTATGAGGCTGCGGAACGCCTTGGCGTGAAGTTGTCGGATAGGCGGATCCCGTGGGACCTTGGGCATTTTGAATTGGCAAAGGACTTCGATACCGCGGCTTATGAAAGCCCGAGAAAGGCTGAGCCGGTCGAGGAGCAAGAGGCGAGGGCGAGGGAGTACGCGCAAAAGACGGGTGGCGCTGATCCGCTTTATCCAGAGTATGTATCGAGCGCGGTGGTTGCGAAGCATCGCCGGGATAAAGCGCTTGTGGAGATGAAGAACAACACGAACCGGATTAAGCTCGACGAGTATATCTACGGCATTGCCACCGACGGAGTGAAGCCGCGGGACCTCGATGAATTGCGCGCAATGGGCGGTGAGGCGATTTCAGGTATCTTGGACTCGATGGACGCAACGCAGCTGCGCGGGGTCATGGCGAAGCTTGCGAAGAATGACAAGGAACAGCTTGTTGCGGATTCCAAGCTTGAGTACGTGAACCTGGTTGGGCTTGCTGAGACGGACCCGTTGAAGTTTGTTAACACGGACCTAGGTGAGTATAGACTGACCGACGAGGATCGGAAGAAGCTACTGCTGTTGCAGCAGAAGAAGTTGAAGAACGCGGAGCAATCCCCGCGTACAGCTTGGGCTCTGCAACAGCTCATGCCGATGTTGTCGGCGGCCGGGATCAAGAACTCCGGAAGCGAGACGAAGAAAAAGCAGTTTCAAATGTTCAATGGCGCGTTGCATGTCGCGATCGAGGAGTGGCAGGATATTCATGGCAAGGCCCCGACGGCTAAGGAAATCATCAATGAGATCGGCCCGCGGCTATTGCATGAAGTGTCTGTGCCTGGAACGATCTTTGGCGATGTTTGGCCGTCGAAGGTTAGAACGTTTAACCTTCCGGTGCCGAATGAGTTCAAGAAGAAGCTTGAGGAAGCGGCTTCCGCTGAGGGTGTGCCGGTGAATGATACGTTGATACAGCGAGCGTACCTGCGTCAGCTGTACCGGGAGATGTGGGGCGGTAAGAAGGAAGGCAAAGGTGACGGATTATCTAAAGCTTCTCAATGAGACTGTTGAGTCGCTAGACACAGAAATTGACGTTGCAGTTGCTTCTGGCATTGATGGTGATCCGGAGGAATACTCGCGGGCGCATAAGCTGTCGAAGGCCAGCGGTATGCCTGTCGGTGTTATCTACCCGCGGCTCGACGAGTACGATCAAGAGACAAAGACAATCTTTGCACGGGATATTGTAAAGAACAATCCGTATCTCCGCGAGATTATCCTGCGCGATCCGTTGTCAGCGAAGGCGCTGAATAAGGACTACGCGAATATTGATAAAGCCACGGAGTCGGTGACGCAGATGTTTGAGCCGTCGCTGTCTGATGGGATTATCGAAACGTACCGAAAGCTTGAAAACGGCAAAGAGCTTCCTGAATGGGCAAAGAATAGTCCGTATGTTCTGCCTGCGGAGACTGAGGACGCAACTTGGAGCGGAAGCCCCGGCGCGGCTGCATTGGATTTTGGAAAGGGATTTGTTAGAGGCGCCAAGGATATCTTCGGCCAGGGTGTAAAGGGCTATGCCGCGCTGCTGAACGCTGTGAAGCCGCTCGGCGAGGTTCCGGACCCCTACGGGATCAATCCTTATATGGACCCTGAAACCGGATCGGTAACGCGAAGCTCGCTGGAGGCGTTTAAGCCAACCCCGCTGAAGGACTCACTGCTTTATAAATTCGGGCAGGCGATCGAGGACCTTGGCAAGGATACGTTGAGGGAAGGCCGGCCGTATCCAGGGCAGGGGTTTGTCAGCGACCTCGGAAGCGGCGCCGGTAGCATGGCGGCTGGTATTGGCGTAGCATCGCTGCCGCTTGTTGGCCCGGCCGCGGCTGGTGCGTTGTTCGTTGGCGCTGGCGCTGGCGAAGCAGCGGATCGCGCGCTTGCGTTTGGCGCTTCGCCTGAGCAGGTTCAACTTGCCGCGCAGCTTGGCACGATCGCTGGCGCGACCAACTTCGTTGATGTGCTGATCGCGAATAAGGCGCTTGGTTCGGTGAAAGCCGTCAATGAGTTTTTGAAGCGGGTGGGGCTTGTGCCTGTTGGTGTTGCTCTTGCCGAAGGCGGGCAGGAAGGGTTGGAGCAGTTTGTGCAGAACATGATTGCGAAGGGGGTTTACAACCCGGACCAATCATTGATGGAGGATGTGGCTTACAACGCGTTGATTGGCGGGGTTCTCGGCGGGGCTGTCCACGGCTTGCAGGCATTGGCGGATCGACAGGTTCAACGATCGACGCAGGAGATTGTTAGGCAGATACAGGAAGCGAATTTGTATCTGCAAGAAGGCAAGAGCATTCCTGTTGGGCTCAACCCACTGTTTGACCGGGCCATCGCACAACAGGCAAAGATCGACGTGCAACGGCTTGACCGGGCCTTGGCCGATGCAATGCAAAGCGAGTCGCGGGAAAAGAACCCGGACTTGTTGGAGGAGATTTATCGCATCCAAACCAACGCGCGGATTGGGATTAACGTAGATGCGGTTGCTGCTTTGTACGGTAATGAAACGCCGTACGAAGGCGATGGCAAGCTTGGTTTGGTCTCAGACATCACAGAGCAATTTCAGCTTGCGGTTGAGACCGGTTCTGATATCGAAATCCCGCTGGCGACTTGGTTAGCGAAGGTTGATCCAGAAGTTGCAAAGGCTCTTCGAGAGGATATTCGCGTTAGGCCGGGGTCGTTGACGCTGAAGGAAGCGGCGGCGATTGATGAGCGGTATTCCGCGGAGGGGTTTGAAAGCTCCAGCGTGCGACGGAAGAGGCCGAGCAGCGAGCAAAAGCCGCAGGTGTCTGTTGAAGAGCTTCAGCAGCCGAAGCAAGGCACGGATGAGTCAGCTGTGCGTGTTCGGCCGGCGGATCCGGTGGAAACTGTTCGAAAGGCTTCAGGGCTTGAGCCGTTGTTTGCTATCGGCGATCGCAGGTTGACGATGCGGCCGATTGACGTGTTCAATTATAAGACCCCGCTTGGGAATCCGGAAAGCGTAAATACGTTCGATCTGTACGACTCCTCCGGCCGCAACGTCGGGATAATGGATATTACAGTTAAAGAAGGCGGTAAGGTCCTTTGGGTCGAGAATATTGCTCGGGACTGGAAGCTTGGGCCGGTTGCAAATCAATTCGGCCCATCGGTAATGAGGGATTTGATCCTGCAATTGAAGGGGAGGTTCCCGCAAGCTGAGCGCGTTGGCGGGTTTCGTGTTTCAGGCGCACGGGATAAAGCCGGGAAGCAGGGCGAGGCTTGGATCAAGCTTGATGAGAACGCTATCGAGGAAGCTTTTAAAGAAGGTGATTCTTCATGGGAGCTCGCCTCAGAGGAAAACGGTTTGTGGTATCAAGTCGGTTCGACGGAGGTTTTAGTCAAACCGAGCGAGGCTGTGACAGAGCGTGAAGCAGAGCTTACCAAAGCTGTTGAAGAGGCTTTGCTGAGGGTTGCTGGGGATAAGGTAACGGCTGTTGGAGGGCAGCGGCTGCGCAGCGGTTCTAGGGAACCGCTTGGTGCGTATATACAGTTTGCCGATGCTTGGCCTTTGATTCTGTGGGCTTTTGAGGATCCGAACGCGCTAGGTACGGTTAGACACGAAGCGATCCATCATCTGCGACAGTATAATTTCTTCAAGCCAGAGGAATGGAATATTCTTCGGCAGGCGGCGTTGAGCGAGCGTTGGATTGAGAAATACAACATTAACCAACGTTACCAGAACCTGAGCGTAGAGGAAAAGATCGAAGAAGCCATCGCCGACGCGTTCAAAGATTGGTGGCTTAATTCTGCGAAGATCCCGCAGGAAACACAGCCGATGTTCGAGCGGATCAAGGAATTTTTGCAGGAGATAATCGAGAAGGCGAAGGGGATACTTGGAAAGAAAGACCTGACTTGGGAGGACATTTTCGTAAAGGTTGAGTCCGGTGAGATTGCTTCCAGAGGTCCCGGCAAGAGCAGAGTTAAAGGAGCTTTTTCAGAAAAAATGGCCGAGCGGCCGTTTGTTAATGCAGCGGCGTTCGGGAATCTTGAAGAGAATTACCGACGGTATCTCGAAGCGATCCAGCAACGCCAGAAAGAAGATTTCGAAAGACTGCTTGGGCAGAAGCAAAATGAAGAAACCCGCCGACAGAGTGCTGAATGGCAGAATGAAGAAGCCGCGCTTTGGCCGCAGGTGGCGCAAGAGCTGAAAGAGCGGCCGGACTTCCGTGCGGAGGCGTTCTTCCGTGACGGACTGTTTATGGGTACGAAGCTTGAGGGGGTCGCCCCGAAGCTTGCCAAGGAGTATCTGCGTGAGGATGAAATCTCAGCGCTGCCGTCGGACTTCGTCGCGAAGAAAGGGCTGCATCCGGACGATGCCGCAGCTTTGCTTGGGTTCCGTTCTGGCAGCGAGATGATATCGGCCCTGGCCGCGTTGACAGAGAAGCGTCGAAACACGCCGGGCAGGCCGGATAATTTCTTCCGGAAGATGGTTAAGGATGAGGTTCAGCGACGGCTTGAATTGAAGTTTGGGAAGCTCGAAGAGAACATCCTTGAGGCGGCGAAAGAGCAGGCTCTGTCGGAGAGCCAGATCAACCTGCTTGCGGAAGAAATGTTGTTCTTTGCATGGGCTGCTGGGGAGGAGTTTGAAATAGATGGTAAGGCGATTAAGGCAAAAGCTAAAGAAGCTTTTGAAAAAACGTTGGTTGATCGTGTGTCTAGCGATAAGCTGCTAGCGGCTGCCGAGCGAGAGTATCGGAATGTCGAGACCGCGTTGTTGAAGAATGATCCGGCGGCCGCGTTTGTTGCTTCACAGCGAAGGTACCTTGCTGCGCTCGCCGCGAAGGAGGCGGTTGCGTTTGAGCAGGCGCAGGCGAAGTATAAGAAGTTTGTAAAACGGTTCCGGAAGTCGGAGGTTAAAGGGATTCATCCGGATTATTTGGTTTATATCCAACAGCTGCTCTTGCAAAAGGGTGAGCGGGTGTCTGTGACACCGCAGCAGATTTCTGACACGCTTGCTGCGAAGGGTAATGGGACGTTGCCTGAGTTTGCAAATTACGTTTACCAAACTTCCGGATATGAAATTTCTGTAATGCCTGAGATTGAGGACGGTACGTTTGACTTTATCAAAGATAAGATGGCCGTCACTCAGTGGTACGATTACTTTGACACGCTTGTGTCTCTGGCTCATGCTGGGCGGGAGGAGAATCTTGTTAAGGAAGGGGATGAAAGGGTAGAGCTGGATAAAGTTGTGCAGGAGATTGTCGGTAATATCGAGACTCTGCCCGAGCGCAGCCGCGAAAAACAAGGGCGGTGGTTGTATAGATTTGAAGCGATGCTTCTTCGGCCGGAGAACTTGCTTAAGGACCTTGACCTTCGACAAGCGTTCGGGCCGCTTTTCCGGCATGTGATTGTGCCGCTGATGCAGTCGAAGTCGCAGGAGTTTGATCTGATCAAAGAGTTGAATGAGAAGATAGAAAAGATCAAAGGCGACTTCGGTAAGCAATGGAAGAAGACACTGCGGGATGTGATACCGCAGGATATCATCTACGATCCTTTGTACAAACGACCGATGAAGTTGACCCGCGAGATGTTGCTGAACATCATGCTGAATTGGGGCAACCGGTCGAATATCGAGAAATTCACACGTGGGTACGCGAGCCTCCTTCTTGGCAGGCTTGCCACAAAAGAAGAAGCGGCGGACTTCGAGGCGAAGGTCAAGGCGTTGATAGACAAACATGCCACAGAGCAAGACTGGAAATGGGTCGAGGCTATGTGGGACATCTTCAAAGGCTGGCGGCCGGAGATTGTAAGGAACCATGTTAACCTCACTGGCGTTGCGCCGAGGCTTGTTGAGCCGACGCCGGTGAGAACGCCGTTCGGCGTGCTTGAAGGTGGGTACTGGCCGGTGATGTATGACCAGCTATCGCCGAGCATGATGGTGCTTAAGGCCGAGAAGAAAACGTCTACAGACAGTTTGTTTGGTCCGACGTATATGAGCCCGAGCACGTCGAAGGGGTACTTGAAAAAGCGGACGAGTTACGTTGACTTCGTCAATATCAGCACGTCAATTGAGCAAGCCGCGGCAGTGATGCAGCAGACAATTCATGACATCGCTTTCCGCGATAGCTTGATGCAGGCTAGGAAAATCCTGCTTGATCCGCGCGTTTACAGCGCTATCGTGAAACATTACGGGATTGAATATGCAGAGCAGTTATTGCCGTGGCTTCAACGGATCGCGAATAAGTACCCGATCGATTATTCGGTCTCGACATTCAGCAAAGCCCTCGAATGGATGCGGGTTGCCATCGTTTCAAACGCATTGCCTCTTAACCTTGTGGTTCTCGCCACACCAGATGTTGGCAAGGTATCGCCGGTCGTGTGGGGGCAGTATATGGCAAACAAAGCTGAGTGGGACAAGATCGCGGAGACACATTCGAAGGAGATCAAGCATTTGGTCTTCAACCTCGACCGCGACTTTAGCGATGCTTTGGAGTACATGACAAAGAATAAATTCTCGCATTTCCAGCGAGAAGCGGTTAAATTCGGCTACATGCCTGTTACGAAGCTGAGCCAATTCTTCCGCACAGCTACGTTTGTTTCGGAATTTCAGAAGGCGAAAGCCGAAGGGTATTCCGATCACGAAGCGGCGCAGATCGCCGACGGTTACGTTCGCGAGAGGCACTCAGGAGCGCACACAGTTGACCTTGCACCGATGCTTGCGAGCAAGAATGCAGCGCTGCGAAGCTTGACGATGTTTTACATGTACTTCAATACCATGGCGAATTGGGCTAGGACGATCCCCGGCCACGTTCGGCGCGGGGAGTACGGTGAAGCGTTTCAGGTCGCGTTGGCGTCGATAATCCTCGGCGCTGCGCAGAATGCTGTTTTGTTCAGCCCGCCCGGCGAGGAAGAGGATTGGTGGAAATGGCTTGGCCGCGCTGTGGCGGGACAGACCATGAGCTTTGTTCCGCTGGTCCGGGATGTTGCTAATTTCATGTTTGAGGGTTTCGAGACACGGTCGCCGCTGGACACGTTTATGAGAACCAGCCAACAAGCGTACAAGGAAATTGCGCGGTTGATCGAGGGCGACGAAACAAAGAAGCCGATTAAGGTCGCGGCGAATGTTGTTGGCCTTGGCCTTCGCGTTCCCGGCGCAGAGATCGGACGGCAAGGGCAGAGTATTGCGGATCTTTGGACCGGCGAGAAGGCGCCGGAAGGGTTCTGGCAATGGGTTAATCAGATATTCCACGGTACACCAAACCCAAGAGAAAGGAAGTAGTATGAGAGTTTTGTTGATCCTGCTGGCGCTGGCTACGCCTGCGAATGCGGCCAGCCTAAACGCGATTGTGGCCCGGCTTAAAGCCGAATGCGGCGCGAGGGTGATTTCCGGTTACAGGGACACGTACACGCCGTTCGGTGTTAAATCCTGCCACGCCACAGGGCAGGCCGTGGACGTTGTCGGGAATTACAGCTGCATGTACCGTGTGCTTCGCAGTTGGCCCGGTGGGTATACAACCGATGCGGATCGATGCAAGCATATTCACGTTTCTAGCTGCAAAATGGAATGGGGCCTGAGGTTCAGGCATCGGACATGTTGAGGGTGACATGTTGACGATTTTTCTGGTTTCGGCTTGGCTTAAGACTTGGATACCTTCCGTTTGCTGTGTGACCAACGATTGCTGTTGGGAAGTGCAAGAGCGGGAGTTGCGGCCTTTGGCCAACGATGAATGGATGATCCGCTCGACAGGGCAGGTTATCAAGCGCACTGGCTGGTCGCCTGACGGTAAGTTTTACCGTTGCGCTTGCGATTACGATGTTTCCACCAGGCAATGGGTTAGGCACGATCGCGCGAATACCCGTTGCCTTTTCGTTCCATTGAGAGGAGTGTAAAATGCCCGATACCCAAGCACGTAGCGTGAGGAATTTGGAACGGGTTCATAAGGACCTTGTGAAGGTCTATCAAGCGGCCTACGATAAAGCCGAAGTGAAGCCGGTCGTTACCGAGGGCGCGAGGACGTTGGAAAGGCAAAAGCAGCTAGTCGCTGCGGGCGCCAGCCGAACGCTTAATTCCCGGCACATTCCTGGCAAGGATGGAACAGCGAAGGCGATTGATGTCGCTTTCTTCATCAACGGTAAGGTTCGTTGGGACTGGCCTTTGTATAAGACCTTCGCGGATGTGATGAAAGCAGAAGCAAAGCGCCTTGGCATTCCAATTGAATGGGGCGGAGACTGGCGCAGCTTCAAAGACGGACCGCATTTTCAGCTTCCGTACGGGGTGTATCCATGAGCGTTAATGTTCAATTCGTTTATGGGGCTGGAAATGATCAGATCTTCGGCGCGGCGTTGCGGGCTCTGCGCGAGACTGTCCTACGGTCTTTCCCTGATCGCGAGCAGGTTTATTGCCCTCGAATACTGGACTACACGGAAATGCAGACGCTTAGCCGCTTGGTGGGGCAATGGAAAGACCCGACGATTTTAGTCGGGCACAGCTGCGGCTGCATGAGTATCACTCGCGCGGCGGTGGAGAATTCGATGAAGAGAATTCCGCTGCTGCTGGCTATTGCCCCTAGCATTTACTGTCCGGTTGTGCCGTTGACAGTGAACGTTGCGAAGGCTGTGCAAGCAACGAGTTGGTTCGGTGATTTCTTCAATCCGTTTGGAAGGATGTTGCTGTCGCGTGTTGAAAGCAATAGCCGGACTGCGGTTGAGAGCATTAACACCGGGCTGAGTCATCTTTCTGCCCCGGCAGCGCCGGAGGTTGAAAGCGTGTTGTTGTCGTCAATCCGCGCCGCGCGGCTCGCGGCATAACTTGAAAAGGTGAAGATCATGGACACTGTTATTTCTGTCGCGCGACATGGTGGGCAGTTTATCGCTGGCTATCTTCTGTCGAAGGGCATCATTGATGCGTCGATGACTGAGACTGTTACCGGTATCGTTGTGTCTCTCGCAACGCTTGGCTGGTTCTTCTACAGCAAACGTCAAGCGAAATGAGCTGGACTGCGATTATCTCGGCTATCTCCAGCCTGATCGGTTTGATCCGTGAGTTTTTCTCTTGGAAGCGTTCCGCGGACGCCCGGCAGGCTGGTGCCGACGCTGCCAACATAGCAGGCCGTGCGCTTGAGGATGAAGCCCTCAAGCGCACGCAGGCCGCGATGGACGAGGCGGACAGGAAGCCGATTGAATACAGAGATTAGAAAAGAGGACGATGATAAATGACTTGCATCGGCTTCGCCCTTGGCTTTGCTTATCTTACCTGCACGCAGCCTGCGCCAACCGGCAAGGCCCCGTTCTGCGCGGTTGTGCGGCAGGCGGGCGGCGTGCTTAGGCCTTCGCGAAAGGATACGACTGAGTCGGCGCGGTACATGAATCGGCTGCGGGCTGCGTTTGAAAGAGAATGCCAATGAACATCGACTGGACGGTTAATCTCAGTCATGTGCTAACTGTCATTGGCCTTGCCGTAGGCGCTTTGGCGATCATCTACACGATGCGTGCTGACGTGCGGCATATCGAGAAAGACCTGAAAGACATTCGAGAAGAGCTGAAATCGATGGCTGGAATTCTTGTCCAGATCGCTGAGCAGCGGGTGTTGATTAACTCTCTCGAACGTCGAGTTACAATGCTTGAAGAAGAAATACATGGGAATGATTAATCCTCGATAGGATCGACCTGCGCTTTGTATTGGCGCAGGCCGGTTCCCTTTGAAATGCCAATGCATTTGATCTTCCCGCTCCGCTCCATGATTTCGAGAACCCGAAGCACTGAATGCGCTGGCACTCGCTCGCGCAGGAAGTTAATGATGCGGGTCTCTGACACACCTTTAACCCCGGCAGTCAGCATGAAATGATAAGCCTCGTCCATGGCTTGGCTGTCTCCGACGCCGCCGACGGCTTTGAAGATGTCTGGCATCAGAGCTTCGACTTCGACAAGCCAGCCCAAAGCCCGGTTGAAATCGTCCTTTGTGAGGACAAACGCGTTGGTTTTATCAATAGACGAGATCATGCTTAGCTTGTACAGCTGTTCCTTCCTTCGCGCGTTGTAATGAAGGAGCTTCGGGTGTGTTGGCGTTGGCGGCTCGCCGAGGCTTCGCCAGTGAAGGACGGCTTTTTTGTATTCCTCTGTGACGGTGAAACCGCCGACAAGGCTGTTGATCAAGCGCAGGTCGTGGATTAGATCCGGGTCGATTGCGCTCCGCACTGTCGCGAAGTCATCTCCGACGATCCTTTCATCGGAGAAAACGAGGATAACGCGTGACATGAAACCTTGTCCCCAAGCGCCCTCCGGGAGAAGCTCGATTAGGTTCGATGGCGTGCTGCCACAGAGCACGGATAGCTGTGGGGATTTGATTTTGATCCTTATCTCGCCCCCGCGGCGTTCATGGCCGTAGGTATACGGATAGTAAAACGCGCTAAGCCCGTCGCTCATTTCTTTATCGTATTTATGCATGAACGTGCCGAGCTCATCGGCCGCGATTAGCATGGAGTTATACTCAATCGGCGGCTCAGGCAGGCGGACAATGGTGCGCTTTGCCTTGACAAGGGCGTCGGTTAAGGAAGCCCATGTCAACGAAGTCGGCGCTAGGTGGAAGTCTTCGATCTCGAACAGATACTTACGCGCTTCGTTTATCGTGCGGGATTTACCTGTACCGGGGTGGCCGATCAGGAATACATACATGTTCGCGTAGAGCGGTGAGGAGGTTTGAAGCCAGACTTTCTGCTCCATCACCGCGCCGAGCGTTGCGATCGCGGTCCACTTACGAAAAAGCTCGGGCGCTTCGAGACTTTCTGTTGAAGCTATGAAGCGGTCTATCCAAGATGCCAACCTCCGGGCTCCGCTTCCGTTTGTCGCCGGGTTTGTAGTCTTTGAGCCCATCTGGATTTTGCTCATTCCAGTCTCCTCGGTTCCAACCTACTTTTGCATCGAACGGGATAAGAAGCTCCCGGCTGTGGTTGAGTGCAATTGGGACTTCGAGAAGTTTCTGGATTTTCGGAATAAGCTCATCTTCCTGTTCCTCAGGGTATTGAACCACCAACGCGTCATGATCTTGGAGAAGGACCTGCACGGGCAAGTCGCTGCGCCAGATGTTAAGGAGCGCGCTGTTGATGATGAAGGCTTCGGTGTTCTGTGGGTCATACGCCGCTGCGTCGCGCCATGTTTTTTCGTCGGTTCGGCGACCCCAAAAGAAGCGGCGAGCCCC